TGGGGCCTACGGCTGCCCACGCCTGGCTCACACTCGGCAAGGCCAATACCGACAACCTGCTCGTCGCGGATGACATCGTGCGCGTCGGCCCTGGCACCTATCGTGAGAAACTCGACCTATTTGAGAGCGGCACCGCTGGGCATGTTATCTCATGGATTGCCGATCCTGAGTGCCTATATCTGACCAGCGACAAGCCAGGGGTGGTTCGCTGGACGGCCACCGACAGCGATGATATCCAAGGGACGGATTCAGCCCTGGATTTCGCTTCCGCAACCTATGTGGAGGCATCTTGGTTCCTGCTCGATGGGACTATGAGCACATCCAAGGGCGCGGTCCACCGGACAGGAGGGTACAACATAACCTGCAAGATTCTCGACTGTCAGGTATTCAGCCTTAACGCTGTCACGAATATCTATGCGGGTCGGTGCATAGCAATCGGCAAGACCGCCTTTATGAGTTGCTACCCAGAGTCTTGCATCGGCATCGGGCAAACATGTTTCCAGGGCAACGCGGATGGCTCGACTGGCAACATCGCCATCGGAGGCAATTATGGTTTCGTCGGTGCCGACTATGCCATAACCTGGTGGAATTGCCTTGCCATCGGAAGTGCCGTGGGTTTCTACGTATCAAGCGCGACACAATTGCCTGGGGCGTCTCATTGCCATGCCGCCTACTGCACGGTGGGATTCCAGAACCTTGTCCTACACGCAGACACCTATGCCTGCTGCCAATTCGGAAGCCTGACTTGCACCGGAGACGCGGTTACTGAGGCTGCGATCGTTGTGTTGCCCAATTTCGACCTTCTCAAGCGTGCTCTGGAACCGGCCCTGGCTCTGACCGCCCTCCTAGAAACTGGCGACAGTGCCCATGCCGCCACCATCACGGATATACTCAATCGAGTGCGGACTATGGGCACACTCGACAAAGGTGCTTATGAACTAGCGAATGAAACGCTCTCCTGGACATCCGGCGACTACCAGACGAACCCGCCAGGGGTCAAGATCACAGGCATAGGGCAGAAGATCATCCAGTTAAGCGCCGAGGCTGCCAAGCAGGTGACGGTTAAGGTGCAGTCCAAGCACGACAGCGCCACGACGAAGCCGCAGGTCATCCTGCGGGGCCAAAGCATCGCCACTCAGACGGCGACGGTGACGGCTGGCAACAACACCTGGGAGCAGGTGAGCGTTTCGGCAACCCCCACGATCAATGAGGTATTGGAGCTTGTCCTTTACGGGAGAGAGGCGTCGAAGATCGCCTACTTCTCGGATATAGACATTACGGTGACATGAAACTAGCGACTATCGGCGGACGCCTCTACGCCAACCTCTTCGCTACGGAGAGGTTGGTGACTGTTGGTGGGCGTCTTTACGCCACGACTGGCGGGGTAGGTGCGCTCCCGCACACCGTACTGTTCTTCAGTGGGGCAGAGTTCGGAGACCTCGCCGACTGGGATGCGCTGAAGGAAAACGCCATCTGGGGCGGTGCTCCGACAGCAGTATCAGATGTCAAGCACGCAGGCGACTATTCCATGCGCGTCTACATGCCGGCCACAGGCCAGGAATATGGCTACGCCATTGCCTACTTCCGCAAGGCCGATGGCAGCATAGCTGCGGAAGGTGACTATGACGATTTCTACATCGGGTGGTGGTTCCGAACAGCCAACCCGCCCAGCTCTATCTGCCCGATATGCCGTTCCGTAGGGAATTACGAGATGGAGCGGTGTCCCTACCTCAACTACAGGACAGATGGCAAACTAGAACTGACCATCCTGACCACTACGGATGTGGCAGATGATGTCCTGCCCTTGAATTGCTGGCTATATCTGGAACTGCACGTTGTCCATGCTGGCGCGAACACAAGCGCCACCTTGCGGGTCAATGAGCAGGTAGTCGCAGAGGTATTGGACATCGCCTACGACTACGACCGCATCGGTTTCTGGCTTGGGGCCAATACCTGCGCGGCAGGGCCTATTACGCTTTGGTTCGATGACGTGATCGCCTGCACGAGCGGCTGGCCAGGCATGTCAGAGTGTTCTAAGGTCAACAAGCCTGTCGGGATTGGCACCTACGACCAGTGGGGTCAGTACCCCGACAGCGGCAACAAGTACGAGAAGGTTGATGAACTGCCCAAGGATGCCGATGAGGACGACACCTACATTCTCGATACCGTCACTGGTGAAAAGCAGACATTCAGCCATGATGGGCTAGGTGGATACAAGGACCGTGTTGCTATTCTGGGTGTCAGCATTTGGGTGCGATCAAAGGCAGGGGCCTCAAGTCCCGTTCAGCACATGGGGAAGTCAGGGAGCACCGATTTCTTTTCTGCTGACCAAGCAGAGGTGGCATACGGGTGGAGGCTACCTCTCTATCGGAGTCATGATCCGAATACAGGAGCAGCCTGGACTGAGGCAGCGGTGGATGCACTGGTGGCCGGTGTTAAAGCCGGGGGAGCCAATGAAAGCCGAGCCACAACAATCGGTGTCTTTGTGCACTATCGGCAGTTGGAATATTCGCTGGCCCCTTCGCCTGCTATAACGTCAGCTGCTGTCCCTTCTCCTGCTCTATCGTTGGAATTGACCCTAGCACCGATTCCCGTTATTGCTTCAGTAGTAGTACCTTCGCCCGTACTCTCACTTACAAGAACGCTGACCCCTGATTCAGTAGTAGCTCCTGCTGCTATTCCTTCACCTGTTCTTTCTCTTTCCCGAACGCTAACGCCAGATCCAACGACGGCCTTGGCGGCTGTCCCTTCGCCAACCATTACCCAAGGGAGCACTCTTACACCTACCCCTGTTGTAGCGCAAGCGGTAGTGCCTTCCCCAGTTATGGCGTTGGAGTTGATACTAACTCCCAACCCTGTGACTGCTCAGGCCGTAATCCCATCTCCAGTTCTTGCACCCGAGAACATTCTTGCGCCTACGCCGGTGGCAGCGTCAGTCGTTGTCCCTTCCCCAGTACTGTCGTTGGTACTGACGCTCACGCCCGATCCTGTTATCGCTGCTGCGGTGGTGCCCGAACCGGATATAGCAATCGGCGGGATTATTACTCTACAGCCTACGCCAGTCGTGGCCATTGCTGTTATTCCTGCTCCAGTCCTTACCCAAGGGAATACCCTGACTCCCGATCCAGTTGCATCGGCGACGGCTGTGCCTTCTCCTGCCATATCCTTGGCTTTGGCGCTTGCTCCCACTCCTGTTGCTGCTGCAGCACTTGTTCCCGAGCCGAACATCGTTGTCTTGACAGGCATCACCCTTCAGCCGACGCCCGTCAGCGCTGCCACCGCTGTCCCTTCCCCCGCCCTCTCGCTTGCCAAGACTCTACTTCCAACTCCGGTAGTTGCGCCTGCCACTGTGCCGGCTCCTGTTCTTGCCACATCGCTGACCCTGCTACCTACTCCTGCCATAGTAGCGGGGGCCGTGCCAAATCCTGTGTTGGCGCTAGCCAAGGTCCTTTTGCCAACGCCGGTCTTGGCCCTAGCGGTGGTGCCCGAGCCAAGAATAGACATCCTCCTCTATATTTTGAACCCAACACCTGTAATATCCGTGGCAGTAGTGCCCGCGCCATATCTCGATGTTGTCGGCGTAGCCCCTTACGCGCCTCCCAGCTTTTTAACTTTGCTGCAAATCCTGAAGGAGGCACGACAGATGGTGGACGAAGATAGGCGGCGGGTGCCGGTTGCCTGCCCGGAATGTGGGGGACTCCTGGAACAGAATAAACGGAACGCTCTCAATTGTCCGATGGGCCACTGGACAGATACAGGAGGAGGTGGCGGCGGGTAGTTTGACCTCCTTTCCTGCCCGCCACCCCTTCTCTCCTTAGAAAGCGTAGGAGAAGGCAATGGGACTCTGGTACACAACGAGAGAACAAGTCAAGCGGGCGGCCCAGATCAATGGACCCGATGAGCATCCTTCCATCGACCGCCTCCTAGAATCAGTCTCGCGTGAGATTGAACGCGAACTCAATCGCCATTTCTATCCCCTGACGGCGCCCAAATATTTTCCTTATCCGAATACTCAATCTCCCCGTATCTACCGCTATTGGCTAGATGATGACCTTATAGAGGTCACCCTGCTCGTGTCCGGGGGCACCACCATTGTGCCGGCTGATTATTTCAAGGAGCCTGTCAATTGCGGACCGCCTTTCAACCGCATCGAGATTGATCTTTCCTCTGGCGCTGCTTTCTTGGCAGGCATCACCTCCCAGCGGGCTCTCGAAGTGACCGGGCGCTGGGGCTTCTGTGAAATCTCTGCGGCCGCGGGTGCCCTAGATGAGGCCGATGATGGCACAGAGACTGAATTAGATGTCACAGACTCATCCCTCATAGGCGTCGGCGACCTCATTCTAATAGGCACCGAGCGCATGATCGTAACAGAGAAGGCCCTTCTGACCACCACAACTGCAATCAACATGGGTGCAGGTATCGCTGCGGATGAGGCAGTCCTGGCCATCACGATTGATGGTATTGGCTCGGTCAAGCAGGGCGAGATTATTACCATCGGTGCAGAGCGGATGCTGGTAGAAGGTGTTGGAGGTGCCGTTCTCACCGTGAAACGGGCCTACGATGGCTCTGTACTTGCCGCCCACCTGGATGATGCTGTGGTCTACGCCCCCCGGACGCTGACTGTGACCCGTGCGGCAGTAGGCACCACGGCGGCAACCCATGCAGACGATACGCCCATCACCAAGAATGTCCCGCCTGGGCTCATTGCTGAACTGGCACTGGCTGAAACCATCTATGCCCTCGCGCAGGAGAAGGGCTCGATGGCGCTCACGGTAGGCCAGGGGGAGGCTGTGCGGGAGATATCGGGGAAAGGCATTGCCGACGTGCGCAAGCGGGCTGACGAGGCGTACAAGCGCACACGTGGGCCGAGGGCAATCTGATGGCTGTCAGTTTCGATGTCGAGTTGAAAGGCCCCATCTTCATCAATGCCGAAGGTAAGGTGAAGGAAGGAATGGGCGACATCTTGCAGGCCGCTGTCGAGGCGGGCGAACAACGCCTGGACGAGATCCTGCGTCCTCGGCCGGCTGGTGTCTATCTGGCGGTGAGCGGGCCAGAAGGCAGTAAGGGCAACTACCGTCGCAACGTCCAGGGCGAAGTAAAGAGCAACCTTCACGCGCTCATTACCGATGGCGGGTGCATCTATGGGCCGTGGCTAGAGGGCATCGGCAGTCGCAATGACACCTCGCGCTTCAAGGGCTACAGTTCCTTCCGCAAGACAGCTCAGTGGTTGCAGGAACGGATCGGTGATATTGCGGCGAAGGTCAATTTGGCTAAGAGGTTAGGCGGATGACCATCGAAACGACTCTTTCAAAACTATCATCCTTGCTTAAAACGATGGGCATTTTCCGCACGGTCCAAGCAGTCGAGCCGAAGGGCGCGCCTGGGAGTGGCCTGACCGTGGCGGTGTACCTGAATAACATCACCCCAGCGGCGAAGGCCAGCGGCTTGAATGCGGCGACCGGTCTGTATGTCTACACCATCCGCATCTACACCAACATGCTACAGGAACCGGCCGAGAAGATTGATACAATCCTGGCCCACGCCATAGACAAGGTGTTTCTGGCCCTGGCTGGGGATGTTGATCTGGACGCCTCGATAAGAAATATAGATGTGTTCGGCGAACTGGGAACTCCCCTGAAGGCCCAGGCCGGATACGTGGAAGTGGATAAACTGATGTACCGCTCGGTGGATATCACCCTACCGCTCATAATCAATGATTCGTGGCCATTGGCCTAGGAGGAAGGAAATGAAATATAGGGCGTTAATTGACCTGTCATTCCGAAACGATAGGGGTGATGGTTGGCTAGACGTCAAGGCGGGTGAGGAATTCACGCCCCCCAAGAAGACAAACATCACCCAGGGCATAGAACGCGGCTATTTCGAAGCCGTGGAAAAGAAGGTGAAGGACGATGACTAAGGTTGCAGGTTTGGGAGACCAGTTGTACATCGGCGGCTACGATCTGTCTGGCGACATCGGTGCTATCCAATCCCTGAGCAAGACATTCGCCGAGCAGGATGTGACGGGCCTAGACAAGAGCGCAATAGAGCGCATTCTTCTCCTGGAGGATGGCGAGATCGGCTTTGCCAACTACTACAACCCAGCGGCCACTCCCGACTCGCTTCATGAGGTGCTCCATGATTTGCCTGATACCGACGTGCTCGTGAGTTACTTCCGTGGCAGTCTACTGGGCGCTGTGACCGCATCCTTATTAGGCAAGCAGATCAATTATGGTTTGGCGCGGGGTGCTGATGGCTCTTTGATCGGCGCAAACATCGCCGTCAAGGGTAGCGGGTATGGCCTGGAATACGGTTACTCGCTGACTGCTGGCAAGAAGACCAGCGTTGCAGCAGAGACCCTGCCTGGACTAGATGCCACCCTACAGGGCTATGCCAATACACCGGCCAGCAATGACCCTACCATCTTCTATCTGCACATCTTTACGATGACTGGCGTGGCCGGTGATGATGTGACCGTTCAGATTTGGCATAGCGATGATGATGGGGTTGATCCTTACGCGCAGATCGCTGCGTTCGCCAACATGGACATCGCCGCGGTGCCCGTAGCACAGCGCCTGACGCTGGCCGCTACGCACCCTAAACGTTGGCTACAGGTTCGCACGGTAACGGTAAGCAACTATCCGGCATCGGTAATCTTCGCGGTGTCGGCAATTCGAGGAATAGCCCTCTAGGGCTAGAAGGAGATAGAAATGGCGAAAATATCGGGCATAGGCTTGACGATCAGCGTCACCACTTCGGCTGGTGGGGTAGTGCCCATCGGTCCCGACGTGAACAGTTGCACGATCAACACCAGCAGAGGCGAGCAGGATGTGACGGGCCTTGATAAGAGCGCCGTTGAGCGCCTGCTGTTGCTTGGCGATTCAGAACTGGGGCTGTCCGGCGTCTACAACCCTGCCCTGAGCCACACGGTGTTTCACAACATTGGGACGCAAGAGGCAGCCCACGTAGGGCGAGATGTGGTGATCGTCCTACCAGGCGGTGGCCTGGCCACCATGACCTGCATTATGGTGTTCACCAATTACAACCTGTCTAGGGGCGCGGATGGTTCCCTGACCTGGACGGTGACTGGCAAGCTCGCTGACGGCTCAGTTCCGACCTTCGCATAGGAGGCAAGCATGGCACATCGGCAAGCTCACTCATTGGAGACACGGGCGCGGATTAGTGCAAGTATGATGGGCCTTCACCGTAGCCCTGAAACACGGGCCAAGATTGGCGCTTCTCGTACTGTGCCTACAGGCACCGAAAGCCTACGTCCTTGTCGGGATAGGGTCTTCGTCAAGGTTGAAGGTGGGGGATGGACGCGCCGCGCCCACCTTGTTTGGGAGGAAGCCAATGGCCCCATTCCATCTGGGCATCTTATCCACCATATCAACAGAGATACAGCTGACGACAGATTGGAGAACCTGATGGCGATGTCCAATGGGGAGCATACACAATTTCATAGGAGAAATGAAACATGAGCAAATTGACTGGAATCCCCCTCGTGGTAGTGGTGGACGACAGCGCCAGCGTTGCGAAGACCATCAGCAATGACATCAACAGTGTCACATTGAATACCTCGCGGGGCGAACAGGATGTGACCGGGCTGGACAAGTCGGCGATGGAGCGGCTGTTGCTTCTAGGTGATGCTGAACTCGCCCTCAATGGTGTGTTCAACGAGGCCCTATCCCATCGCGTCTTCCGTGACTGCGGCATTGGCAACCCACGCGAGGTCACCGTTACCTTCCCTGGTGGCTGCGCCCTTGACCACATGGTCCTGAACCTCGTGTTCAGTTCCTACATCGTCTCTAGGGGTGCTGATGGGGCACTCACATGGACGGCCTCCGGGAAACTCGCGGATGGTACAGTGCCCACATTTGTGTAGGGGATGCCTTTGAATAGATACCAAAGGAGGAGGCTCATGGGATACAAGTTCGAGCCACGAGTGGCGAAGCTGATCTTCGATGACTATGCAGGCGCGGAGGTGAGGGTCACCCTCGACCGCCCTCTGGGTATGCTCATCGAGGCGCAGAAACTCCAACTCGAACAGAACATCGAGGGGCTGATGCATTTCGTGGTGGGCATCCTCGTTGATTGGAACCTAGAGGACGAGAAGGGGCCGATCCCGCCTACCTACAAGGGCATGCTGCGCGTATACCCGGCCTTTGTGAATGCGCTCATCACAGCCTGGAGAGATGCACAGATAGGCGTGCCGGTCCCTTTAGAAGAGACATCGAGCGCTGGAAGCAGTTGAACCTGCCGGAGTTGATGCCGGCCGAGGTGGGCGAGGCGCGGAACATGCTGTACCTGTGTGACCGGTTCCACAAACTCCCGGAGGAAATCCTGGCCACGGATGCTTCACTGCTGTACCTGTTGGCGATTGAGAGGCTAAGCGAACGACAAAATGCCGAATGAAGTTCTGATTCATGTTCGCGGCAAGGATGACGCCAGCGCTGTCATTGGCGGCGTGAAGAAGAGTGCCACGGGCCTCGGCTCCGCGCTGGGCGACGTCGCCAAGATCGCCGGAGGCATCATCGTGTCTCAGGCTCTTTCGAAACTCCCTGAGCTCCTAACGAGCGCTCTCAGTGCGACTACAAGTCTTGCGAGTGGCGTTCGTAAACTATCGCGAGAAACAGGATTGACGGCGGAGGAGTCTTCTAAACTTATCGACGCCTTTGATAAGTTTAATTTGACCAGCGACGACGCTAGTCGTTCCCTAGGTATCCTCGCCAAGAAGTTGAAGGGCGTCCAGGACGAAGAGACAGGTGTAACCACTGGCGGCAAGTCCACGGCCGCAATCCTGGCCGACCTAGGCATAAAGGCGCTCGATGCCACTGGCAACCTCGTGCCAATGGGCCAACTCATACCTCAGATTGCCGATGTCTTCAAATCTATGCCGGATGGTATTGAGAAGACCGGCCTGGCAATGCAGTTGTTCGGCAGATCCGGCAAGGACATGATCCCTGTTCTGAATATGGGAGCCGAGGGCCTGAGACAAGAAGGTATTGAGGCCGAGAGATTTGGAATAGTACTGGACGAAAAGGCCGTCGTTGCCGCTAGGAATCTTGCATTCGCCCAAGATGATCTGGGCGATTCCATGCAGGGATTGAAGATCGTCATCGGCACGGCCCTCATACCCGCCATGACTGGCCTGGCGATTAAAGCCACCGATGTTTTGGTGGCTATACGCCCGCTGATACAGGACGGCATCGACAAATTGACTGGTTCACTCGATGACCTGGAAACAGCATTGAAAAAGGTGGACTGGGATACGCTGGGCGATGACGCCAAGAAAGTCCTCGGCGATGCCCTCAAGCCACTGGGTAATGAACTCAAAGAACTACAGAATTCGCTGGGGGATCTGGGAGAGTCATTGGGGCTGGCGGGCAGGGCGCTCAGCAAGACGGGTATAGATGCCTCTGGCATTACTGGCCCGATCACCATGCTCATAAAAATCGCCCTCATGCCTCTCATGGTCTTTATCAATGAAGGGATCGCCATCCTGAATCTATTTAGCGATCTTCTGGCGGGTAGGTGGAAGGCAGCCCTCATAGATTTCGGCATAACTGCCCTCGCACCATTCCGGGCTGGATGGATATCGGTACGCGATGTCGTGGCCAGTGTGATGGTTGATATTGTGAAGGCAACCGAATGGGGTCTGAACAAGGCAATCGACATAATCAATGCCTTCTCCATTCAGGCTAATAGATTCCTTTCTAAGGTGGGGAAGGAACTCCCCATTATCAGCCACCTCGATATAGATACCTCTGGTCTGGAATCTTTCATCTCAACCCTGGGCGGTGTCGAAGGTGCAGCGGGCCTTGCTCTCAGTGAGGTTGATCCTGCCCTGCGCATGGCCATTGAGAATTCGGGCAAGGCTGGCGCAGAGGCTGGACCATCGCTTGACGCCTATGGTGCGGCCGCAGGTGGCGCTGCTGAGGGTGCCGAGGCTGCTGCAGCGGGTGCCGAGGCTGCTGCTAAGGCAGCCCTTGAAGTGGCGACAGTCTATCAGATTCTTGTGGGGTCCATGCTTCTCTATAAACTTGAAACGGGTGCCGCCACAGTCGCCGAAGCCGAGATGACTAACACTCTCCTCAGCGGTCTGGGTGTCCATGTCGAGCGGCAGAACTTGATCAAGGCTGAGATAGGCACACTTGAAGACTTCTGCAAGGCCGAGGAAAAGGCGGGCAGGGGCGAGGGCATCGCAGCCCAGGCAGCCCAGGCCACCATCGAGAAGCTCCAGGCCGAAGCCGACGCGTTGGATATTGTCACGGATCGGTGGATTCTGTTCGGCGAAA